CTTCAGCAGCAATAATCAGATTAGCATAGGAGGCCGACCATGTCGGTAAACTCAGGATGGGGCAGGTTCACCTGGGGCCAAGCTTATTGGGACGAGGACACAACTTTTAAAACAGGTTGGGGTGCACAAGCTTGGAATGATGGTGAATGGGGCGAACTCAAAGACGCAACAATATTTCCAACAGGTTTATCAATAACATCCAGTGTTGGTTCGGTTGATGTTCCTGACGTAATAATAACCCCACAAAGTTTTGAAATCACATCCTCACAGGGAGAGGCTTTTGTTCCTGTATTAGTAGAGACTGGTCTATCGGCCACGTTCTCACTTGGCTCTGTCTCTGTTGTCGATATGCAGGTTGGATTGACAGGTCAATCCATAACTAGTTCTATTGGTTCTGTAACAGTTAACGATTTAACAATCGGTCTGACAGGTCAAGAGGCAACTTTAAGCCAAGGAACAGCTTTTGCACCAAACGATACAGCAATAGTTTCTGGTTTATCAATTACATCAGCACAAGGAACCGCAGCAGGTATTTCCTCACAGGAAGCACAAGTAACAGGTTTATCATTTAGTGCTAGCATTGGAACTGTAGTTATACCTAATGATGTTGTTCAGATATCTGGTGTATCTGCAGAATTTAATTTAGGAAGTATAGTTGGATTAGGTGGAGCTGTAGCTCAACCATCAAGTCTAAGCATGACTTCTAGTGTTGGTTCTCTGACAATAGAGGAAGGCCTAGGATTAACTGGTCAATCATTTAGTGCTAGCGTAGGCTCTATTTCCTTAAATGATATAACCATAGGATTAGATGGTTTTTCAATAACATCTGCTATAGGAGCCGTAGATATCTTTGCGTATGGCGATGTTGACACTGGTTCTAATACATCGTATAGTAACGTTTCAACGGGTTCGAACGATACTTATTCGGATGTTGCAACTGGATCAAATACAAGTTATAACGATGTAGCAGCGTAGGAGAATTTTTTATGGCATCAACATTTACCCCTTTGGGTGTAGAACTTCAGGCAACCGGTGAAAATGCTGGAACTTGGGGTACAAAAACAAATACTAATTTACAACTTATCGAGCAGATAGCTGGTGGATTTATACAAAAATCTATAGCTGGTGGCGCACAGACAACTGCTTTAGCAGTCACAGATGGTGGCACAGGTGCAGAACTTGCACACAGAATGATAGAATTTACTGGTACAATCACAGGTAATCAGATTGTTACAATTCCAAATGACGTTCAAAACTTTTACATTTTAAAAAATTCAACATCAGGTGCTTATACAGTACAATTTAAATATGCTACAGGATCCGGAGATAGTTTTACTTTTTCAGCTACAACTAAAACCACTAAGATAATCTTTGCATCTGGTAATCCAGATACGACAAATCCTAAGATGATCGAGATTCAGACTGGTGGAGATCTTGTAGATGACACATCTCCACAATTAGGTGGCGATCTAGATACAAACGATTTTAATATAGCATTTGATGATGCGCATGGAATCAATGATGAGAATGGAAATGAGCAGATAGTATTTCAAACCACATCATCTGCGGTAAACCAATTAGATATAACAAACGCTGCAACAGGTAGTGCACCATCTATTCAAGCAACTGGTGGTGATTCTAATATAAATTTAAGAGTTGGACCTAAAGGAACAGGTTTAGTTGAGGTTCTTGGTGCAACAAACCCAGGTTCGATTCAGCTTAATTGTGAGGTCAACAGCCACGGGATTAAACTTACATCACCTGCTCACAGCGCAGGACAATCGTACGAACTAAAATTTCCCACTGGAAACGTAACAGCAGACAGGTTTTTAAAAGTAGAGTCGGTATCTGGTTCAGGAACAACAGGTGTCGGTCAATTATCTTTTGCTGAGGTATCGGGTGGTACTTCATGGCAGGCAGTGAAAACCTCTACATTTACAGCAGTTGCTGGTGAGGGTTATTTTGTAAATACTACAGGTGGTGTTATAACAATGAATCTACCTGCGGGAACTTTAGGAGATGAGATTGTATTTATCGATTATGCAGGAACTTTTGATTCCAATACATTTACCATCGCCGCAAATGGTTCAGAGAAAATTGCAGGTTCGACAGCAGATTTGACAGTTTCAACAGAAAGGGCAGGAAACACTTTAGTATATACAGATTCTACACAGGGTTGGCTGCTAAAGAATAAATAATCATGGCTACTTATAAGGAGAAAGTTGGGACAACAGTTGTCAACTTTGAAGGAAATTATCCAGGTGCTGTTGAGGGTCAGCTATGGTACGATAGCACCAACAAAGATTTTAAATATCAATATCCAAATGTAACATCAGCTGGTTCTTGGAGAACTGCTAATAGTTTAAATACTGCTAGATATACTCTAGCTTCAGCAGGGACTACTGGCACAGCTGCTTTAGCTTTTGGTGGTAATCCTGGTGGTACACCAGAAACATTTGATGGAACAGAATCTTGGGATGGAACTAGTTGGACTGAAGTAAATAATTTAAATACAGCTAGAGATACTCTTGGAGGAACAGGATCTTATACTGCAGCTTTAGCTTTTGGTGGAAATTTACAACCAGGTAACACTCAAGTAACAGAACTTTGGAATGGAACTAATTGGACAACTGTCCCAGCTACCGTAAATAGAAACCCTGCATCTGCCATGATGTCATCGGGTACTACCACGTCAGCTTTAGGTTTTTCTGGTGGAGGACCAAATGCTTTAACAGAATCTTATAACGGATCAACTTGGACTGAAGTAAATGATTTAAATAACACTAGAACAAATTCATCTGGTTTTGGTGCAAGTAACACAGATGCATTATCTGTTGGTGGAGAAGTAGGTGTTACATTATTAAATAAAACAGAAAGTTGGAATGGAACTAATTGGACTGAAGTTAATGATATGAACACAGCAAGAGATGGATTATCATCTGTGGGAGCAAATAATACAATTGGAATAGCATTTGCAGGAAGAACACCTTCTGTTACAGGAAAAACAGAAACTTGGAATGGAACTAATTGGACTGAAGAAAACGATATGAGCACAGGAAGAGGATTTTTAGGTGGAGCAGGAACACCAAGTTCTGCTTTAGGTTTTGGTGGTTTACCAGTAACAGCAAACACAGAAGAATGGACAGGTGCAGGTGCCGCGGTTGGTGCTTGGTCTACGGGTAATGCAGCCAATACAGCAAGAGCTTATGCAGCAGCTAGTACCGCAGGAACTCAAACTGCATCAATAATATTTGCTGGTTATACTGGAACAGCCTACACAGGTGCTACTGAATCATATAATGGAACTAATTGGACGACAGTAAACCCCATGAACTCAGGTAGGTCTGCATCAGCAGGAGCTGGAACTTCAACATCAGCTTTAGATTTTGGTGGTAACGATGGAAGTGATCGTGGATACACAGAGTCTTTTAATGGAACTAATTGGACTGAGACTACTGATATGAATAGTGGTAGAAGAGAGTTAGCAGGAGCAGGTGCTACCAATACAGCGGCTTTAGCTTTTGGTGGAAAACCAAATCAAGCAGAAACAGAACTTTGGAACGGATCAAATTGGACTGAAGTTAACGATTTAAACACTGCAAGACGAGCACTAGGAGGAGTTGGACCCAGCACAGCAGCTTTAGCATTTGGTGGTCAACCTGCAAAAACTGAAACAGAACAATGGAATGGAACTAATTGGACGGAAGTTAATGACATGAATCAAGCTAGAACTGGTTTAGGAGGATCTGGAAATCAAACAGCAGCTTTAGGATTTGGTGGAGAAGACTATCCTCCAAGTGTAATTTCAGGAAAAACAGAGGATTGGAATGGCGTTTCATGGGTAGAAACTGCAGATTTAAATTCTGCAAGATATTATTTAACTGGGGCAGGAACATCATCATCAGCTGTAGCAGCGTTAGGACTTAATCCTGCTAGTAGTTATAAAAACTTATCAGAAGAATGGTCTGTACCTTCGAACACAATTAAGGTATTAACTGATTAATAAAAGGAGAAAACTATGGCAAAAACATATCAATACTGTGTAGCAGAAAACTGGGGAAAGGGTTTCATCGATCACGATGAATCTCAAAGAATCACGTTTAAAGGCTATCCGGCGAATGTTTGGCAAGTTCCTGCATACAACAAACATGCTAATCTTTGGATTGCCAAAGTAGCGGGTGTCGTTAAAACAAGAGACGAAGCTCAAGCATTAGTTGATGCAGAGGTTCAAGCAGCACAAGCTGCATGGGATGCTCAGACGGATGAAGAAAAAGCTGATGAGTCAAACCCAAGACCTGCTGACATAACATTAGAGGACTAAAAATTAAATGGCTACGTATTTAGGCACACATGGTAGTAAGATACAGAACTATACCACGAACCCTGATAATCCAAATACAGGGGAGGTGTGGTATAATGCGACTGATAATGTATTAAAGTTTCAATTTACAAACACATCAGAGGTTGGTTCGTGGTCTACGGCTAATACCATGAATTTAGCCAGATATAATTTAGCAGGTGTAGGCACACAGACAGCGGCTTTAGGTTTTGGAGGAAATTATCCTCCAGGAGACAACTATGCAGCACAAACAGAATCTTACAATGGAACGAACTGGACTGAGGTTAACGATTTAACTACAGCTAGAGAAAATTTAGCGGGTGCAGGAACATATACTTCAGCTCTAGGTTTTGGTGGAAACGCTCCATCAACTTCAAATATAGATTTTACAGAAACTTGGAATGGCACAAACTGGACTGAAGTTAATGATCTAAATACAGCAAGACGTACCTTAGCAGGAGCAGGAGCTGATAACACTTCAGCACTAGCTTTTGGTGGAGATATAACTCCTGGTTCTCCAAGACCACAGGATCTAACAGAATTATGGAATGGAACCAATTGGACTGAGGTCAATGATTTAAATACTGGTAGAATAATTCCTGGAGGCACTGGAATTGCTACAGCGGCGTTATGTGTTGGTGGTTATGATTTTGACCCTAATGTTAGTCCTCATGTAGAGTCTTGGAATGGCACAAATTGGACTGAAGTAAATGATATAAGCACTGCAAGATATGGTCTTGGATGTAGTGGAACCAATACGGATGCTTTAGCTTTTGGTGGAAATCCACCAGCAACTCTTGCAGTAACAGAACAATGGAATGGAAGTAACTGGACTGAGGTAAATGATTTAAATGTAGGTAGGAATGGTATGGGAGCAGCAGGTACAGTGCCAGCTAGTTTAGCTTTTGGAGGGACTCCACCAGTTGGTGGACAAACAGAAGAATGGAATATATCCACTGTTAACATTGGAGCTTGGACAACTAGTGGTGATTTAAACACAGGAAGAAATGGTCTTAGAGGAGCAGGATCTACTCCTACAGCAGCATTGGGTTTTGGTGGATTTAACCCTCCTAGTACATATCGTGCATTAACCGAATCTTACAATGGAACTAACTGGACTGAGGTTAACGATTTAAACCTTGCAAGACGTACTATGGCTGGACTTGGCACTCAAACAAATGCAATATGTGCTGGTGGTTATACCGGAGATAAAACAGGAAATTGTGAACAATGGAATGGAACAAATTGGACTGAGGTAAATAATTTAAATCAAAATAGATATGTATTAGCAGGCTCTGGAGTTTACACAGCTGGACTAGCCTTTGGAGGAATTGGACCATCAACGACTGGTAAGACAGAAACCTGGAACGGAACAAACTGGACTGAGGTAAACGATTTGAACACAGCAAGATGGTCTCTTGCAGGTGGTGGAGTTCAAACATCATCTATATGTGCTGGTGGATATACTACTACACAAGTTGCAAATAACGAAAGTTGGAACGGAACCAATTGGACAGAAACAACAGATTTGCCTGCTGCAAGATATAATTTTATAGCAACAGGATCAAGTAATACAGCTGTTTTAGCTTTTGGTGGACAACCAGGATTGGCGGGATCAACAGATAGCACGCTAACATGGGACGGAAGCACTTGGACAGAAGAAAATAATTTAAATACCGCTAGAGTAAATTTAGGGGCATCTGGTAATTCTATCACAGCGGCTGTGGCTTTTGGTGGAGAAGGACCACCAGGTAATTTAGCAAGCACAGAAGAATGGTCTATTCCATCATCAACAACTAAAACAATAAGCACGGATTAATTATGACAACATATAAAGAATTACGAGGAACACAGATTGAGGCGGTAGCAACCGACCCATCAAACCCTGTTGAGGGTCAGGTCTGGTATAATACAACCTCTAATGTTTTAAAAGGTCATACATTGACAGGTGCAGCAGCTTGGGCATCTGGTGGAGCTACAAATCAAGCAAGATCTCAGGGTGCTGGATCAGGAGCCAATCAAGATTCTGCTTTAGTTTTTGGAGGTTATAGTGGATCGGCAGCATTGAACCAAACAGAAAATTATAGTGGTTCAAGTTGGACTGAAGTTAATGATTTAAATACACAAAAAAGATATATTTCTGGTTGTGGAACAAATACATCTGCTTTATGTACAGGAGGTTATTCACAGGGTGGTAGTCTACTTGCAGAAAACGAACAATGGAATGGAACGAATTGGACAGAGGTTGGAGACTTAACTAGACCAAGTAATAGATATGATGCTTCTGAATTTGGAACTACAACAGCTGCTCTATACTTTGGTGGAGAACCTACTTCAGCACTTACAGAATTATGGAATGGAAGCAACTGGACTGAAGTAAACGATTTAAATACAGCTAGATATGCTCCCACTGGTTTTGGTACTACCACTGCAGGAGTGGCAGCAGGAGGAAGAGCTCCTAGTGTTACTGGAGCCACTGAAATTTGGAACGGAACAAATTGGTCAAACGGTAATAGTTTAAGCACTGCTAGAGGTGATCCGAGTGCTTCACAAGCTGCCTCATCAACTACTGGAATAGTTTTTGGAGGATCTCCTGGTCCTGGTGCAAGTGTGTTAGGAGTTACGGAACAATATAATGGAACGAATTGGACAGAGATTGCAGATATGTCTACAGCGAGGTATCGAGCAATGGGAGGAGGAGAAGGCACTTCCGCGATATGTGCCACAGGATATAGTGGGACTGCTAGAATTACAACAACAGAAGAATTCACTGGTGCAGGTGCCAGTCAAACAAGAACGTTCACAGACAGTTAAGACTTGTAATATATTTTAATTAATATATATTACATCTAATTATAAAGGATAAAGATATGAAAAAAGACGTTAAGGAAGTTATACAAGGTGAAGAAGCTCACCTAAATAATCTATTAACCACAGAAGATCTGTCATCTTTTAAAGGTATGGTAGACGAGCTTCGTGATACATGGACCAAGAAACAGATGTTTCGAACAGAAACAGAAGCAAGATTCTCTGTATTACAAGATAATAGATATCCAACCAGAGCTTCAAAATATTGGCAGTGTGTAAGAGAGCAATCTAGTTATTTAGATAATCTTATGACTTTGTCATTTGATTATAGAAGAAACGAAGCAAAGATTAAATGGTTAGAAGGTAAAGTTGAAAAAGAAGAAGACGAATATAAAAAAACCAAATATCAAATAGATTTAGACGAATGTAGATTTGGTAAAGCATCTATGGAAAAAGTTGCAAAACATAGAATGCGTGAGATTAAAATGTGGTCTAAATTAAAAAAAGAATTTAACGATGGATCCTTTAATGATAAAGATGTTAACGTTCACCAATTAGAATCTTATGGATTACAATATCATGAGAAAGCTAAAACATTAAATCAAAACTCAAGTGAGGCAGAAATATTTAATGTAATGGGACAATTACAATCATTACAGAGAATTAAAAAATCAGGAGAACTAGAACAAAGTTATCAAGAGAAAGAAAAAATTGAACAACATGGAAAACCTAAAGTTTGATTTTGTATTTTTAGGTCAATCTATTTTAAAGTATCAGGTGCCTTTAGATATATTTAATAGTATTAATTATATATACGAAACAAACTATCATAATCTTGCACCTGCAAACGGTCAACTAGTTGGTAAGATAGAAAAAGAACATTCTTTATTTTATCATGGAGAGGATCAAACCAAGATGAAAAATCATAATATGTTACCACAAGATGTAACAAATTATTTTATGGAAATGTTTAAACATTATCTAGCATTTAATAAGATAAGAGAGTATCAGTTACATCTTAATTCTATATGGGTTAATGAGATGAAACAACATGAATATAACCCAACTCATATTCATAGAGGCATGTTATTTACTGGTCTATCAAGTGTAATGATTTTAAAATTACCATCAACTTATGGTAGAGAATATTCAGCAGGACATGTGCAACAGAACGGAAGACTACAGATATTGGGAGCCGCTAATGGTCAGTTTGCAAAAATAGATTATCAACCACCTATGGACCTTAGAGATTTTTATATCTTTCCATATGACATGAGGCACTGCGTATACCCTTTTAACGGGACTAATGAGACTAGAAGAACTCTTGCTGCAAACTGCGATGTGCAGTTTGATCCGATAAAAAATAGAGGTGCAGTATAATGGATAAACAATATCATATAGACAACCACATGGGCATATTTAAAAACTTCATGCCTAATGAATTAATAGATGATTATTTAAATTACTTTAATAAATGTGAACAACAAGGTGCAGTATATCCAAGACAAGTAGACGAGATGTTAGTATCTGATAATGCAATAGATACTATAAGAGATACAAATGTTCCTATGACTTACAATAACAAACCTTTTATAGATATGTTTTTTAATGAAGTGTATCCTTTATATGTCAGTAAATATTCTTATTTAAAAAAATTAGCCACACACAATATACTTGAAGTTAAAATACAAAAAACTAAAATTGGTGAGGGTTATCATTTTTGGCATTGTGAGAACGCAGAGATGAAAGCAAGAAATAGAATATTAGCTTTTATGGTTTATCTTAACGATGTGAACGAAGGTGGAGAGACAGAGTTCTTATATCAAAAGTGTAGATTCAAACCTGAAAAAAATACCATGTTGGTTTGGCCTGCACAGTTTACACATGTTCATAGAGGCAACCCACCTCTATCAAATGATAAATATATAATAACAGGATGGGTAGAATACGGATATTAATATGATAACAGAACCTCGTTGGAAATCTTACATAGTAGAAACTACACAACCAATTTTTACACCTGAACAATGTAAGGACATAATTAATGCAGGAAGAAGTGAACCTAGAAACAATGCTGAGGTTGGAAGCAAAGATGGCATTAAAGGTGGAGTTGTAAATACTAAAACAAGAACCTCACACATAAGTTGGATACCTTTTAAAAAAATGCAACCTATGTATAAAAAAATAGAAAAAATTATGAAAGCAACTAATGGTAATCATTTTGGTTTTGATGGAATGACTCTTACAGAGATGGCACAATATACAGAATATCCAGAGGGCGGGTTCTATGAGTGGCATGTAGATAACGATGTAAACTGTGCACACGAACCACCAGTCAGAAAGATATCTATGACTTGTCTGCTATCACCTGAGAATGAGTTTGAGGGTGGAGATTTAGAGTTAATGGCTGAAGGTAAAGTTGCAAAAATAAAACAAGGACATGCAGTATTTTTTGCATCGTTTATAAGACACAGAGTGAAGCCAGTCATACGTGGCAACAGAAAATCTTTGGTTATGTGGTTTGGAGGGACACCATTTAAATGATTAAAGCTGCATACTTTCCAACTATTATATATGCTAAAGATGTAAATTTAGACAACAGACTTTTTGAAAGAGAGATCCTTGCTTGGGCTGATAAAGACAAAGGTGTGCAGAGAACTAACATGAATGGTTGGCATAGCACAACCGATATGCATCAGATACCAGTGTTTAAACCTTTGGTGGATGAATTATTTAAAATGACAAATGAAATATTTCAAGAAGAATGGTTAGATAGAGAACCTCATATGGGAAACATGTGGGCAAACATAAATCCACCAGGTGCATTGAACAGACCACATCTACATCCTAATAGTCATTTTAGTGGTGTCTATTATATTAAAGCACCTAAAAATTCTGGACAAATAATATTTAATGAACCAAGATCTGGAGCACACATGGTTATGCCTACAAGAAAAAAAGGTGAGCCACCATCACATTTATGGAGAGAAGTTCGTGTAGATCCATTAGAGAGTAGAATAATAATGTTTCCTTCATGGTTATGGCATTGTGTTGAACCTAATAAAAGTAATGATATTAGAATATCTGTATCATTTAATTTCATACAGAAAGGATTTAATGTTTAAGGATCATAAATATCAGGTAATCAAAAAAGCACTGTCATATGATATGGCTAATTTTATACTAAATTATTTCTTACTCAAAAGAGATGCAGCAAGATTTATGTATGAGAATAATTTGCACTCACAGTCCCCGATACTCGGAACATGGGCTGATAAACAGATACCTAATACTTATTCATGTTATGGTGATTTTGTAATGGATACATTGTTAGTTAAGATGTTGCCTGTAATGAAACAACATACAGGATTGGATCTAATACCAACTTATTCTTATGCCAGAGCATATAAAAAAGGAGACGAATTACGAAGACATAAAGATAGACCTAGCTGTGAGATATCTACGACTCTTAATCTAGGTGGAGATCCCTGGCCTATATTTATCGACGGCACGGGGGCTGACAGCGTCATAGACGAGTATAAAAACATACATAAGCCCAATGCCCCAAAAGGCACAAAAGTCTTGCTTGAAGTAGGTGATATGCTAGTATATAGTGGTTGCGAACTCGAACATTGGCGAGAGCCTTTTGACGGGAACATTTGTGGCCAAGTATTCTTACATTATAACCATGTAAACGGCCCATTTGCTGATAAAAACAAATTTGATGGAAGACCCATGCTAGGTCTACCAGCATTTGTAAAATAGTATTATAATGGAGTCATATGCTACAAAAAATAGGTTTTCAACCAGGTATAAATAAACAGATAACTGATACAGGAGCAGAGGGTCAATGGACAGACTGTGATAATGTCAGGTTTCGTTATGGTATTCCAGAAAAGATAGGTGGTTGGAAACAACTAGGCGATGATGCCTTAACCGGTGCTGGCAGAGGTCTGCATCATTTCGTAAATAGTAAAGCCAGAAAGTATGCGATCATCGGCACAAATAGAATTCTATACGCATTCTCTGGTGGTGTATACTACGACATACACCCCATCAAAACGACGACAACGCTCACAAGTGCATTCACCACGACCAACGGATCACAGACTGTTACAATAACTTTTAGTGGAGATCATGGTATAGGAGAGCAGGACATAATTTTACTAGACAACTTCTCATCAATAACAAATTCTAATTTTGCAGCCGCAGATTTTAACGACAAAAAATTCATGGTGACAACCGTGCCAACAAGCACAACCATAACAATCACAATGCCATCAAACGAATCAGGGTCTGGCGCAACAACATCAGGTGGTATCAGGGTACAACATTATTATCCTGTAGGACCAGCGGTTCAGGCAAAAGGTTTTGGTTGGTCTTTGGGTACATTTGGTGGTGAGGTTGCAGGTGAGCCAACAACGACTCTGTCTGGAGCTATTAACTCTACAACCACAACAGGTATCATATTAGCTGATGTATCACAGTTTCCAGATTCAGGTACAAACTTTATAAAGATAGGAACAGAGGAGATATCCTACACAGGTATAAGCGCGTCTAATGAATTAACAGGTGTGATTAGAGATGTTAGAGGCACGTCACCTGATTCACACGGTGCAGGAGATACGGTCACCAGCACAACAAATTTTGTTGCATGGGGTGAGGCAGCATCAGGTGACTTGGTATTAGAACCTGGTATGTGGTCATTAGATAATTTTGGTGACAAAGCTATCTGTCTAATTCATGACAGTGCGGTGTTCGAATGGAACTCTGCAGCAGCTGGAGCAGAGAATACTAGAGCTACAATTATAACTGGTGCACCGACAGCATCAAGACACATGTTGGTATCTACACCGGATCGTCACTTGGTATTTTTTGGAACAGAGACAACTATCGGAGATACATCCACACAGGATGATATGTTTAT